TCTAGGAAGAAGTGCAGAAATATCCAGAGATGAAGTGAAGTTCTTTAAATTTATTGAAAAGATTAGAAATCGTTTCTGTGATATGTTCGCTCAATTGATTAAAACACAATTGATACTGAAGGGAATAATAAAACAGGAAGATTGGGATAGAATTTACCAAGATTTTAGATACATCTTCAATGAAGATTCGTATTTCACAGAATTAAAACAAACAGAGTTGATGAAAGAAAGATTAGATATCTTAAGCCAATTAGATGAATACATAGGAAGGTATTATTCTGTTGACTGGGTACGGAAGAATGTTCTACGGCAAACAGAAGAAGAGATCAGAGAAATAGATACTCAAATGAATAAAGAAAAGGCTTTAGAGCCACCAGAAGAAGAAACGGGAGATTTTTAAATGGAAAATATAAATAATATGATAAAACATGCTTTATTAGACGATAAAGATTCATTTTATGATTTGTGTAAGAAAGAAATGGAAGAAAGAATTTCCAATAGTTTATCTGATAGTGGGAAATTGGTTTCAAAAAATCTCCTCCATACTGCGGGTATAGAAGAAGCAAGAAATGCAACAACTTATTCTTTCCCGTCAGCATCAATCGCAAAGAAATTTATTTCTGCTAGTGCCGATATGGGAATTAATAAAAGATCATTTTCTTTAAATTCCAACAATGTATTGGTTTCTGAGATTAAAAACAATGAAATGAAAAAAATGCTTGAGATGCTTGTAAAGGATATGAAAGGAAAATTAAGAGAAGAGTTTTCATTCATTAACGCCATTAAAGAATCTTTAGACTCTAATTCTAGTTCTTCTTTTATTACAGAAGATGGTTCAAATATACATATTAAATTAGAAGAAGCAAAGTCATTTTCTGCGGTTCATGATCTTCTTAATGATGAAAATCAAACTAGGATGCGGAACCTAATAGAGAAGTCAGAAGACGACTATAACAAAATTATTGATTTTTGTAAAAATCAATTCAAACAAGATTGAGGAATAATTATGTTATCAGAAAATATCCTAAAAAATCTCTCACAAGGCAATTTAGTTCAAGCCAAAGAGGAAACCGAAAGTCTTTTATACCAAAAACTTAACGATGCTATTGGTAATTTTGAAACAAACTATATTTCTGATGTTTATTCCCAATCAAAGGGTGTAGCATCAATTGTTGCTGAAAAGAAAAAAGCCAATGATGACGAGGAAGAAACCAAGTATGCCAAGTCTACTGATAAAGAAAACGATTCAGAAGATGATTCTGGTGAAACACTTGATCCTGTAGGAAAGGGTGATGATGATATAGACAACGATGGTGATTCTGATAGTTCTGATGATTACTTGAAAAACAGAAGAAAGAAAATCGGAAAAGCAATTGATAAAGATGAAACCGATGAAGGAGTCTTGGGTGCTGTTGCCGGGGGGCTTGTGGGAGGGCCTATTGGAGCCCTTGCAGGTCATTGGCTTCAAAAGTCTGCTAATGCTAATAAAAGGCAGAAGGGTGTTGACGAAGACAAACCGAAGATAGATGAATGGGTTGGTCTTGCAGCAAGGGGCGCTGGAATGATAGGTAAAGCAGCAATGTCCCCAGCGGCCGCGGCAGCAGGGGCTGGTTATGTGGTAGGTAAAAAATCCGGCGAGCGCAAAAAGAAAAACCAATCACAAGAAGTAGCCTCTGAAGGATGGAAAGCAGCAGGAGTAGGAGCCGGTGTTGGTGCATTAGTAGGTGGTCCCGTTGGTGCAGCAGTAGGTGGCGCTCTTGGTTCTGCGGTAGGTAAAAAGAGGAAAGAGAAAGAAGTGAATGAAACAGACGCTGAGTCAGTACGGCGGGCGGCCCGGGCAGCCGAACGTGCAGTTGGCGCAAAGCCAGGAACAAATGTCTCGGCTGAAATTAACGGTAAGACATATGACACAAGTGTAAAAGAGGGCGACAAATGAAACTAATAACAGAAATGATCGAAGATGTCCAATACCTAATTGAAGAGGATGATGGTGGTAAAAAGAACCATTTCATTCAAGGTACTTTTATGCAAGCAGAGCAGAAGAACCGAAATGGTAGAGTATATAAAAAAAACATATTAGAAAAAGAAGTAAATCGATATGTTAAAGAATCGGTAAATAAAAATAGAGCAATGGGGGAATTGAATCACCCGCAAGGACCAACTGTGAATCTAGATAGAGTTTCTCATATGATCAAAGAACTTAAATTTGAAGGTAATGATTGTGTTGGTAAAGCAAAACTTCTAGACACCCCTATGGGAAATATTGCAAAGAATTTAGTAAGTGAAGGCGCACAACTTGGTGTATCGTCTAGGGGAATGGGTTCATTGGAAGAAAAAAAGGGTATCAATTATGTAAAGGATGATTTTATGCTTTCTGCTGTTGATATTGTAGCAGACCCATCTGCTCCCGGTGCCTTTGTGAATGGTATCATGGAAGGAAGAGAATGGGTATGGGAAAATGGCATCATAAAAGAAAAAGACATAAGTTCATATCAAAGAATGATTGAAAAGGCAAATGTTAAAGAGTTACATGAAAAGGCACTATATGTCTTTAAAGATTTTCTTTCAAAACTGTAATTTTAATACATAAAACATAGACTGGTATAATAGGATTGTATTATATATGGATAAAAAAACAACATTAGATCTTGTTGAATCTCTTTTAGAAGATGAAACTCTATTTGAAAATGGAGATCATGATGGAGATCATGACGAAAAAGAATGTGAAGATTGCGGTGAAGATTGTCCAGAACATTGCCCAGAAGAAGAAATAGATGATCTTGTTGCTGAAAATATCGGAGCAGCAGTTGCAAAGACAGTGAGACCAGCAGTGGCTTTAGCAAAAAGAAAACTAGGTCCAGCAGGAAGAAAATGGATTAAAAAAGCAGGACACGAAATTGGTGCAGCAGGACTCGACTCTGCGAAAGGTGCAGCAGTGGGGGCAGCAGCCGATGCGGGATCGAAACTTATAAATAAAGTAACAAGAAAGCCTTCCAATGAGGAGATCAACATGGAAACGTACAATCAAACACTAGAGGGAAGCACTCTAGATACTAAGAGTGAAGAGGATCCCAATCTCTATCAGGATGCAACCGGTAAAGGTGCAATTATTGATACAGATAAAGGAACCGAAGGAAAAGATAAAAAGAACAAATCTTCCATTAATGCAAAATCATCTGACGCATCAAGTAAGATTGAAGCACCTCCAGAATCAGGTTCATCCAAAGAAAGACTACAAGAGCATCTTGTTGCATTGTTTGATGGTGAAAATTTAACAGAAGATTTTAAGGTAAAAGCCTCTACTATATTTGAAGCAGCGATCAACGAAAGAGTATTAGAAATAGAAGAGAGTCTTACAACCCAATATCAAGATATTCTTGAAGAGCATATTGGAGAATTGTCTGAAACCCTTTCTGAGAAGATTGATGATTACTTATCATATGTAATTGAGCAATGGATGAATGATAATAAATTGGAACTTGAAACTGGTATCAGGACACAAGTTGCAGAAAACTTCATCTCTGGGTTAAAAGTTTTGTTTGAAAATAATTATATTGATATGCCAGACGAAAGATATGACGTTCTTGATACTGTTGTAGAACAATCAAACCAAATGCAAGAGAATTTAAACAACCAATTACAAGAAAATATCAATCTACGAAAACAAGTAGTACAACACGAATGTAAAGAAACATTCTTAATGGAATCATCTGATATGATTGATACAGACGCAGAGCGATTTGCTTCTCTTTCTGCTGGTATTGAATTTGACACAGTTGATCAGTATAAAGAAAAATTATCAACAATCAAGGAAAGTTATTTCGGAGACAGTCCTCAAGTATTAAATGAGGCAGAAACAACTAACCAACAAATTTCACGCGGTGGTTCAATGGATATGTACATGAACACCATTCATAAACACAATAAAAACTCTTGAAAGTAACAAAAGTTATACATAAAATGAATATTCAGTTAAGGAGAAATTCAAATGGACTTTGACAGCCAAAATTCAGCATATGACGTATTATCGGAGAAATGGGACCCGGTATTGCAACACCCTGATCTTCCTGTAATTGAAGATTCATACAAACGTAAAGTAACCGCTTGTCTTCTTGAAAATCAAGAGAAGGCGTTACGCGAACAGCACCTACACGAATTTACTGCACCAACTAACCAAATGGGTGCAGGCGGTTTTAGTGTTTCGGCTGCTGCCGGTGATGCAAGCAATAACGCGCTTGCTGGTTACGACCCAATTCTCATCTCACTCGTCCGTCGCGCTATGCCAAACTTAATGGCTTATGATCTTGCTGGTGTGCAACCCATGAGTGCCCCAACTGGACTCATCTTCGCCATGAGAGCAAGATACGACAGCCAGGCTGGAACAGAGGCTCTTTATCAAGAAGCGTTCTCTAAGTTCTCTGGTGAGGGTGCAACATCAACAGGTGCAGCAACTGCCGCCCATGTTGGTATGGATCCTACTAGTGCTTCTCTTACTGATTTCCGTGCAATGCTTACTGCAACTGCGGAAGGTTTGGGACAGACTGATGCTACTGGTTCTAACCAGTTCCGTGAGATGGCATTCAGCATTGAGCGAGTCGCTGTGGAAGCAAAGACTCGCGCCCTCAAGGCTGAGTACACAACTGAACTTGCTCAGGACCTCAAAGCAGTTCACGGCCTTGATGCAGAGACTGAACTTGCTAATATTCTTAGCACCGAGATCCTTGCTGAAATTAACCGAGAACTCGTTCGCACCATCTATACAAGTGCAACAAGTGGTTCCCAGCAGTCTGATCTAAGCACCGCAGGTACTTACGATCTTAACACTGACTCTGATGGACGTTGGAGTGCAGAACGCTTCCGTGGACTTATGTTCCAGTTAGAGCGTGAAGCAAACGTCATCGCCAAGACAACTCGCCGCGGTAAGGGTAACTTTGTTATCTGCTCTTCGGATGTTGCTTCTGCCCTTGCAATGGGTGGTTGGTTACAACTCTCACCGGCGCTCAACACCAGCCTTGATGTTGATGACACTGGTAACACATTCGTTGGTACACTCAACGGTAAAATGAAGGTTTACATTGATCCATATAGTGATACAGATGTAAACTTCGCATGTGTTGGTTACAGAGGTACTAACCCATACGATGCTGGACTCTTCTACTGTCCATACGTCCCACTCCAGATGGTGCGTGCGGTTGGTGAGAACACCTTCCAGCCCAAGATTGGCTTCAAGACTCGTTACGGAATGGTTGCAAACCCATTCGCCCACGAAACAAGCACTGCGCCAACACTTGGTAATGCTGATAATCTCTACTATAGATTATTCACCATTAGCAACTTGCATGGTAACACCGCTTGATAATCTTCAATTAAACTGATAAGACTAGGGGAGTCCTTTTGGGACTCCCCTTTTCTTTTACATATTTTTTATACATATAATAATAGAAGAGGACTTTTGTTATGCCAGATGCTGGATATACTGGACCAGGAATACCGGATGTTACTAGGGTAGCAAACCCCAGACAACCAGATACTAATAATTATCTAGCAACAAATTATTTCCAATTAGAAATAACTAGACTACCAACAGTAACATATTTCTGTCAGTCAGTAAACCTACCAGGCGTTTCATTATCGCCAGTGGATCTCCCTACATCATTAGGAACAAGACCAAAGTTTGTTGGTGGTGCATATGATTTTGAACAACTAAGTGTTCAATTTATGGTAGATGAAAATATGAAAAATTGGTTAGAGGTATTTGACTGGATGAAATCTATTGGTAATATGGAAGATTATGATAGTGTAATTGCTAGTTCTCAAACTCAAGATTTCTTCTCAAATATAACCATTATGATAATGAATAGTGCATATAAGCCAAAATATTATGTAAGAATTAAAGAAGCAATCCCAATATCACTATCCGGGATAGATTTTACTTCTGTTTCTTCAGAAACTGAACCAGTAATTGCAACAGCAACATTCGCCTATATGTCATACGACATAAAAACTATAGAGAATGTAACAGGAACTTCTTGAATTGTTTGTTTTATGGTGTAAAATTCTTTAAGGAGTTTTACAATGAATTTAGATGAAATTCGTAACATGGCAAAAACCGATTTGGTCATGGATGAAACTGAACTTGATATTGAATCATTAAAGACTCCACAACTTCATAATAAATATCTAATATTCCATACGGATGAAAGACTAATCCTTGGGAAGATTAAAAGTGATCTATATCGATTAAAGAAGGATAAATGGTTATATTATACTGGTAAAATGAGTGAAGAGGAATTAAACGAAAGGGATTGGGAACCATTTAGCCTGAATGTTTTAAAGACTGATATTGATAAGTTCATCAACTCAGACGATGACATCATCTTGTTGAATAATAAAATACTACTTCAACAAGAAAAAGTAGATTACCTAGAGAGTATTATTAAAATAGTAAACAACAGACAATGGAATATACGTTCTGCTATTGACTGGATTAAATTTACAAACGGATCATGAGCAAACTAGAGATATATCCTATAGATTCCGTTCATATTAAAGTGGACTGTGATAAATCAACTGCAAAAGAGTTAAGTTCATTTTTCACTTTTTCTGTTCCTAACTACCAATACACTCCTGCATATAAAAATAAATTGTGGGATGGACAAATCCGCCTTTATAATATACACACCCAAAAGATATACAGAGGTTTACAGGATTATGTTGTAAAGTTTGCAGAAGATAGAAATTATTCATACAACCTCCACATAGAAGATACTAAACCAATTCCAAATGATGAGATTATAAAATTCATCAAAGATAAAATAAAACCAGCAAGTAAAGGTAATAGAATAAAACTTTATGATCATCAAATTGATGGTATTCTTCATTCAATAAACAAAAAAAGATGTCTTTTATTGTCCCCAACTGGTAGTGGAAAATCTTTGATAATATATTGTCTTCTTAGATATTATGATATGATCATACCCAAAGATAAAAAAATACTAGTAGTAGTTCCTACTACGGGGTTAGTGTCTCAAATGTATAATGACTTCAAAGACTATTCCTCAATAAATGGATGGGACGTTGAAGAAAATTGCCATGTAATATATTCAGGTAAAGATAAAGAAACGAATAAGAGAATAGTTATTTCTACATGGCAAAGTATTTACAATATGCACGAAAAATATTTTAATCAATATAATGTAATATTTGGTGATGAGTGTCATCTTTATAAAGCAAAATCTCTAACCAAATTAATGGGAAATTTAAAAGACTGTCCTTATAGAATAGGAACAACCGGAACCCTTGATGGTACGTCTACCAACAAGTTAGTTATTGAGGGTTTATTTGGTAGAGTTTATAATGTAACAAGCACAAAGAAATTAATGGATAAGAAACTACTATCTGATCTTGAAATTGAATGCCTAGTTCTTAATTATAAAAGAGAAGAAATAGAAAAAATAAAGAGAGCAAAATATCATGACGAGATGAAATGGTTAGTTGAGAATAAAAACAGAAACAATTTCATTTCAAATTTGTGCTGTAAGATAAAAGGAAATGTTTTATTGTTATTTAATTATGTTGAATCACACGGAAAACCTTTACATGAATTAATTAAAGAAACATGTAGTGATAGGAAGATATTTTTCATACACGGTGGTACTGACACCGAACAGAGAGAAGAAATTAGAAATATTATAGACAAGGAAGAGAATGCCATTTTAATAGCATCTTATGGAACATGCTCTACTGGTATTAATATAAAAAATATTCACAATATTATATTCTCTTCTCCATCAAAATCTGTAATCCGAGTTTTACAGTCAATAGGAAGAGGATTAAGAAAATCAGAATCAAAAAATAATGTAAAATTATACGACATAAGTGATAATCTATCGTATAAGAAGTATAAGAATCATACTTTAAAACATTTTGCTGAAAGATTAAAGATATATAATAATGAGAACTTCTCTTTTAGTATCAAGAAGATAAGAATTTAGGAGACATAAGATGGACAAATCCTATAGAATAATGAAGTTAAAAAGCGGCGAAGAAATAATAACACAAATCAAAGGAGAAGTAAAAGGAAAATTCATTCTCTTTAGACCGATGTTATTTGAAACTAAGTATATGATTGATGGGTTTGGTAGACAAAAAGAAATAATCACACTAAAAAATTGGTTAGAGTTTACCGAACAAATACAAACAAAAATACCCAAAGATTTTATTGCAACAATATTAAATCCAGATGAACAATCCTGTAAATT